TTGGTCAGGTGCTTTTATTAATATCTAATGGTATATTTACCCCTAATCATAATTAAAATTGATTGTAGGGCATTTTAGAGGGTCATTTTTTCAAGGATACTGTTGAAGGTGATGAACCACTTCCTGTTATGGATTTACTTCCTTCCACCTTGCCCCTATTTTGCCCTGTAAGGGGTTTTATTGCTTCAGGGGTGTAATCCTATTGCCCAATGATTTGTTTGCTTAAAACAGGGGAAATTTGACAAGCTATAGGCAAGAAAGAAAAGAAGCATCTACCAATAAGGGATGCTTCTTCATTATTGAACTCTAATTTGTATTATGCATAACTTTCAAATAACAGTAAAGGAATTTCCTGATGATTACTATAAATAGCAGGTTCACCACTATTGGAATAAACAGTTGTTTTACCATTTTGGGTAACAGTTATCTTTGAACCAGCAGGGATTAAATACTCATTGCCAATGAATAATTTAGTTCCTTGGGATATTGAAGCTACATTATCAACTTCATTTGCACTGGTGATACTTTCAAAGGATAACTTACAAGGTTTATTTTCATAAAGTGTAACTTCTTTGAATTCAGTTCTTTTTGTTACTTCATTGAAAACTTCTTGCATTACTTGCACTGTGCAAATTCCTTTCCATAGCATTTCAAGTGCTTTTCTATGATTGTTTAACATATTTTATACACCACCTTCCGCTGCTATTTCCATTGCTTCATAAACACCTTCACCAAGATAATCAACTACACCATCTAAATCCATATCATTATTTACAATGTTTTGCATACCACTCATATCAACATTAATATCAGCGGTTGTATATCTGTTTATAGCTTCTTGTTCTGCTAAATCACGAAGATATTTAAGTTCTTCTTCAGTATATTCCATTGAATCAGCCATTCTTGCAGTATTGGATGCTGTATCTGCTAAATGACCTAATGAATCAGCATTATCAAAGATGGATGAAAAGTCATTTTCTTGTGCTGCTTGTGCTGCTTGTGCTGCTTGCATTGCACTTATTTCATTCTGTCTTTGTGAAGTTGCACTTATTTCATTCTGTCTTTGTGAAGTTGCACTTCTTGCATCAACTTTCATTTGTTCAAGTGAAGCATCCCTTTCAGCCATACCAGCTTCAATTTGGGTTCTATAATCTTTCAATTCATTCTGCCTTGCTATTTTAGCAGCATCATTTTCAAGCTGTGCTGTTGTTCCAAAGGTAACCTCTTGAACTGCTTCAATTGAAACCCCAGGTATCTTATTCAAGATGTTTATAAAATCATTGATGATACCTATTGCACCATTGACCATATTCTGAAGGATATTAAGAACCCCAGCTTTCATATCACCCATAAAGTTTTGAATTCCAACACTTGCTGTCATTGCTCCAAGTTGAAGCTTATTCCATAAATCAAGTACCCAATAAACACCTGTAAAGAATCCTATTTGAACCCAATCCCAAGTTGTCATAATCCCATTCATTGCAATCTTCCAAGCTATTTCAAGCCCACCAACTGATTGAACCCATTTATATATCATTCCAATCAAAACACCAATTGTAAGGGCAATCCATAAAGCTGGATTAGAAAGTAATGTTGTAATCAATTCCCTATTTGCAGCAACACCAAGCCATGTAACTGCATTTGATACTGCTGTGATTGCAGCATAAGCACCAACTGCTGTAACAAGCCCCCAAAATATAGGTTCAAGAGTTGACCAATTGTCATATATTAATTGTGCCCCTCTACCTATCCCCTGAATAACTGGTTCAAAGGTTTGAAGTAGGGTATTACCAAGTATTGTTCCAACTTGTGAAAATGTCATTGGTATACTTTCAAATTTTGCATTGGTTTCATCAGCAGCAGCAAACATTGCATTTTTAACAACATCCGCTGTAATTTTTCCTTCCTGTGCAATGTTCCTTACTTGACCAATTGGAATATCCAAGTAATCAGCTATTGATTGTATTATGGTTGGTGCTTGTTCAAATACACTGTTTAATTCTTCACCCCTTAATACACCTTGCCCCATTGCCTGTGTTAATTGTAACATTGCTGCATCAATCCCCATTGCACTTGTTCCTGATATAGTGAACTGTTTATTTAACTGTTCAACAAATGCTATTGCTTCATTATTGGAATTAAAAGCATCCTTTGCTAATATTCCCATTTTAGCCACTGCATCAGCAGTTGATTGATATGCACCCCTTGACCTTTGTGCTGATTGGAATATCATATCCTGAAGTTGTCCTGTGGTTTGAAGTCCGTCATTCATCATGTCAAGTCTTGCTGTTGTTTGGGTCATTTCATCTGATAAACCAATAACCTTTTTCACACTGAAAGCAGCCCCCATTGTTACCGCTATACTTTTTATTTTACTTAATAATCCATTAGCTGCACCTTGTCCATTCTGAACATTGTTATTGAATTGTTGTTGTGCTTCATTAGCTTGTTTAATCTCTTGTTCAATTTCATCAAATGCCATTTCAGCCTTGTTTAGTTCTGCCCTTGCTGCTTGAATACTTGATGAATCAATTGCATTACCTGAAGCGGTTTGAAGTGATTCAAAGCTTGATATTGTCATATTCAATGCTTTAGTGATATTTCTCATTATTGGTGATGTTCCATCATGCATTTGAATTGATGATTTTATTGTTGCCATTTATATTTCACCCCTTTTCAATTTTGAAACTTAATTTTCAAGATATTTTGTAAGATATTTCATCAATTTCTTTTCAAGTATCTTGGGTGCTTGTGCATCAAGTTCAATTTCTGACTTTGTAAGGTAGAACCTTCCTTGCACCCACCCTTTATGATTCCTTGTTCTATGCCCATACTCAACATATGAAGCATAATGAACAGGATTTATTATTTCAATTTCATAAACATTTCCTGTTTTCTTAATTTCTAATAAATCAGCATAAGTTTTGGCATTGGGTGTTTTGCCAGCTATTGCTTCAGCTTCACTTTTAGCAGTCCAACCCCTTCTTAAAGTACCACCCTTTTTACCTGAACTTGCAGGATATATTCCAGGTTGAGTTTTCTGTATAACTTTTGCCAATAATCTTGCTGCAAGTTCTTTAGCAGCTTCTTCACAAAAGGCTTCAAAGTCTACTTTCTGTAATTTCTCTATTTTCTTTTGAAAATCTTTTAATTCTCTAAAATCAACCTTACCCTGTCTTGCCATTATAATTCACCCCTTTCATTTTGTTTCTTCTTTCTGCTTCAATCTGAAGCATTGCATAATACACCATTTGCCAATCTGTTTTATTTTTCAAAGCCTGTGAAGCCTTAATTTCCTTCTTTAATTGCTTGTCCTTCTTTTTCATAACCTTTGGAATGTGTTCTTTTAGAATTCTAAAGCCTGGATAATCCTTGTTTAATATCAATATTCCATCATTGGTTGCCCTTCCAAATTCTTGATATGCTGGTATATCTGAATCAGGTTTATAATCAATTTCTGATATGAAGGGAAGGAAGCTAAACTTTACCGCCCATAAATCTTTATTAATAACTTCAATGTTTTGATTCAATTTGTTCACCCCTTTGAATTAGTTCTATTAATCTATTGTTTAACCCAATAATTATATTTTTTCTTTCATTGCAATACTCAACCATCTTTTGAATTGTACTCTTTGGAAGAATACCTTGGGCATTTTGTGTTAAGATTAAGAAGGATTTCAAATCCTCTGAATATAGGATTATTAGTTTTTGGATTATATTCTTTTTATGTTCTAATTTATTCAAATTATCCCCCCTGATTAAGCTTCATATTTCTTTAGAATATTGTTAATTAAGTTATCAACACCAGCCATTTGAGAAACCACCATATCAGGTGAATAATATTTATTGATTGATTCTTTCTTTTCTTCCAATATTCCGATATAATCACCATAGTATTTGTTCATGAATACCTTTCCAATAGGACTATGTCTTATCTTACGCAATGCAGCAATTTCTAATTTACGAACCCATTCAGTACTTAAACAATGTTTTTCTCCAATCTCATCAAGGGTCATAGGTTCATCATATAAACCATACCGCTCAATAAGAATCTTTTTATCAATGTCATTTCCAAGTACTTCATCTAACAGTTCAAATATATCTTCTCTTAATATCTCATTATCAAGCTTTTGTTCAATCTTTCTGAATGGCTCTTCTGCCTTTTTATCAGGAAGTATGTATTCCATTGTTTCACTATCATCAGCACTTGATATGGGTGTTGAAAAACTAATTACAGATACCTTGGTTGTCCTATCACTTTTTTTCATTCTTTGTGAGTTTTCATCAAATGCCCTGAATATTCCGTACATTATAGCCTTGGATGCATAAGATGAAAATAGAACTGGTTCATCCTCATTGAACTTATATTTTTCTACTGCATTCATGAAACCAATCCAAGCTTCTTGTTCCAAGTCCTCAATATCCAAAGTAATATTGGCAAATCCACCATATTTATTGGTGAAGTACTTGACCAAACCTATATTGTTTTCAATCAATTCATCCATTGCATCCTTATAACCATTTTGATATTCAATTACAAGTTCTTCATTGGTCAAATCACATCACCCCCTAATATAGACAATTGCCCTGATAATGAAAGGTGGTACACCATCAAGGCAACTGTTGAATTTGGCATTATTATTCCTTTGGTGTTGGGTTTACTGCATTATCAGCCCCATCCTGAAGAACAGTTCCAACATGTTCTACTTTCCTTAAATGGTCATAGCCATCATCTGTTGGATTAAGTGCATCCTTCAAAGGTGAACCAATTCTTACCCCTACAGGAAAGCCATTAACTGTTTTATTTACTGCATCATCTTGATATTTCATCATTCACACCCCTTTCTTTAGGCTTCAAAAGCATTTACTAATTTTTCAATATGGTTGATACTGTCCATAAACATATTGTGTCTAACATTACCAGCAAGGCTCTTGTTTTCTTTGAAATTAAATAAGTTGTCCATTGTCTTTTCAGCAAGTTCAAAGCTATTAATAAGTGTCATAAAACTATTAGTTTTTTCAAAGATTTTATTGTGTTTGCTCCAAATACCATGATTTTGGGTTAATGCTCCAACTACTGGTTGAAATAACATCATAGTTTCATAATCATTCTGAAAAGGTTTTAGAATATTTAATGCTTGGTCATCAGTTAGCTTATCACCAGCCAATTCAAGGAATTTCAAAGCATTGGATATTTGAACCTGATAATCAGCTGGTTTACTTTCAGGCTCACCAATGATTGCTTTCTTTTCTTCAGCAATAACTTCTTTTACTTTGTTATTGAATAAAGCATCATAAGAAGCAGCATCCGCTTCAAGTTCTTTTATCTTTTCTTTCTTGTACTCAATAGAATACATTGTGTCATTTTCCCATTTTTCAATTTCTTCAGCTATATCCCTTTTAGCTGTATTGTAGGAATCAATAATTTGTTGAATCTTCTTTTTAATCTCTGTTTTCATTGTTTTTACACCCTTTCTTATGGTTCAATATATTTTTTATTGCTATTTCTCAATGTTTCCAAGTGATTTTGTTACTAATGTGTTACTAATCACTATTTATCAAAGCTTTTAATTCTTCAGTGGTAAACCCTTCAAATGGGTTATTAACATCAGCGGTGACTTCAACCTTATCTTTGAACATACCAAGATGCCTTCCAAGTAGTTCCAATGCTTTCAACTTGTCATGAAGCTTAATTGATATTCCATAATTACCTTCTTTAATTTCAGCAATAGCTGCAAGCATTTCATGCTGGATGCTATCAGTATCAAATACTTCAACCTGATTGTTTTTAACCTTTAAGAAGCTGGATATATCAGCAAAAGCAATGTTTGCAAGTTCATTAACTACCTTATCCTGTGTCACTAATGTTCTTCTTGACCTTTCATCCATCAACCCTTGAATGTATTCTGCCAATGTAGTATTTTGTAGTAATTTATTAGCATTGGTATTTGCATATTTAGAAGTATATCCTGCTCTAATTGCAGCTTGTGTTGCATTCAAATCAATTATATATTCATTTGCAAACCGTTTCTGTTTAGCTGTCAGCCTTGCCATTTTTATCACCTGCCTTTATATAGTTTTGACTTCAACATTCTTCAACATTTCTTATATATAGTTTAAGGTCAACATTAGTCAACATTTTCCCCTTTTTAGGGTCTGACATATCTGACATTAAACCTAATCAAACCCAAACCTACCACTGTAAAATTCCTTTTGACAATTGCCCCAATTGAATTGAGGAAAGCCAACATCTTCAAAGACTTTATCAATCCTATTGATTATATTATTTGGTACATTTTTACCATGAATCAAATAATCTTCAATGAATCCTGCATCATCTT